ACGAAGGTCAAGCTACTACAGAAGAAGCTAGACAAGCAGCCAAACAACTACAACAACAATTAGATATTTATGGAGCTTTAGACCAAGCATTAGTTGAAGCTTTAGATTTATCTGATCAACAAGTTGAAGAAATAGCTAAGAACTTAAATTTAGATATTGAAAACAGTATGCGTCATGGGGTTAATATAGATGAATTAATTGGTTTAAGATATACTCAATTATTCGATATAATAGGTGGTGAAGCCAATGAAATATTTGATAAGTTAGAAGGTTCAATATCTGAAAATTTATCTGTAACAATTGCTTATGTTAGTGCTAATGAAGAAGTTAAATCTTTATACGATGATTTAATTGTTACTCAGGATGGTAATTCAAAAAGCATTATGGAATTATCCAGTACCCTATTAACAGTTAATTCAGTATTAGGTAGGGCGAATATAAGTTTATTTGAATTAAACACGGTAGGAGCAAAAGCGTCTACTCGATTAGTTGAATTAGCTGGTGGTATAGACAAATTAGCCCAAAAGAGTAATTTTTATTATGATAATTTCTTTGATGAAGAAGAAAAAGCAACTTTAACTAGGGATAGATCATTACGGGCAGTTTCTGAATTTAACGAAAGATATGGTGAATTTGGAACATTAACATTAGATAATACTGATTCTTTACGGGATTTTATTGAAGGTTTAGATTCTTCTGATGCAGCGTATAACGAAGTCTTAAATGCAGCATTAAATATGGCTCCAGTTATGATTGAAGGTAGTAATGCCATAGATAAAATAACTGAATCGCAAAGAGCAGCTAATGATGAGGCTGAAGAAACTCTTAGACTACAAAAACAACAGCAACAACAATTTAGGGATCAAGCGTTAATAAACGTTGGAGCCACAGACCCAACATTTGCTATGAGGGAATTAGAAAGAATATGGTCTCCTCGTATCACAGAAGCGAATGCTTGGTTAGCAGCTAGAGGTCAAGGGGATTTACAATTTGGTCAATTTGCTCAACAAGGTGTTTCAGGTTATAGACAAAATGTTGCAAATATTCAAAGGCGCATATATGATTATGCTGATTCACCAGAAGCCCAAGTAGCACAACAATGGATTGATGAGTTTAGTTCTGCTTTAAACCAATATGAAATATATCAAAATGCTTTAAATGGTAATACAGATGCAGTTAATGATTCCTCTAATGGTTTAGATAATTTTTCAAATGAATTAGGTAATGCTAGATTAGCTATTGCTGATTATGTTAATGCTTTAACATTGAGCGATTTATCTCCATTAACTAATGAACAACGTTTAATAGAAGCTAGAGGTCAATATGGTAGGCAATTACTATTGGCTCAATCTGGAAATGTAGATGCATTATCTGGTTTACCACAAACGGCTGATGCTTATTTAAGAGAAGCCAGAAGTTTCCATGCTTCTTCCACTTTATATACGGATATTTTTAGAAGTGTTCAAATTGCTTTAGGTTCATTAGCTGGTATAGAGCAACTCCAAACAGGTTCGGATTTTATACCTCAAAACGGTTTATTTTTCTTACATCAAGGTGAGTCTGTTACTACAGCAGCAGATAATCAACAATTACATGAAAAAGTAGATATATTGACTCAAGAAGTTGCTAATCAAACTAATGTAATTGGTGGATTATTATCTAATGCTAATAGTCAAAGAGAAAATATTGTAGAAAGTAATCAACGTATAGCAGACTCCACTGAAGAACAAGCGGATACTAGGAGAGTTGCATAATGACTATATCCGATGCTGAATTTAAAGAATGGTTAGCAGACGAAGAAGTACTAAGAGCTGTTATGGTAGAAGCTGAACATTCGGCAGGAACAAAATATTTTGGTTCTTATCCATTTATTAGTACTTCAACAGATACCCCTGCTTCTATGCCGTTTGATGACTTATTAAAATCTATTCCTCAAATTAGTACTTCTATAAATGCTCGTACAACGTTTGGTGATTTGGTATTAATTAACGATGATGAATTAGATGATTGGTTAAATTTAAAATTTAAAGGGTATTCACTAAAGGTAAAATTTGGAGACCCTAGTTGGGAATATGATGATTTTAGATTTTTAATAGATGGAATTAATGGTGGTATTTATGCACCAAACAATGATTCTATTGGATTTAAAGTGTTTGATAAAAGAGAACTATTTAATGTTCCATTACAAACTTCTAAAATAGTTGCTAATCCAACAACATTAGTTAGCCATGATTATCCAGTACCTATATCCCTAGGTGAACCGTTTAATGTTGAACCACAATTAGTTGATTCAACAATTAGTAAGTATCAAGCCCATGAGGCAACTTGTACTATAAGTTCTGTTAGGGATAACGGTGTTGCTTTAACTGGTGGCGGTGTTGGTTATACAGATAATGGAGATGGTACATTCACATTAACTTCTGCTCCGGCTGGTAAAATAACTAATGACGTTACAGAAGCAAATACAACAACTAAATTAATGGTTGAATATATTTGTAATAAAATAAGTTTTACAGATATAGACAATACTAACTTAGCAGCTTTTCCAAATACAGATACTCAAGGTCTTTATTTTAAAGATGGTATAAGCACAACAGCAGCTCAAGCAATGGACAAGGTGACTGAATCAGTAGGTGCTTTTTGGAGATTAGATAGATTAGGATTATTACAATTATCCCGTTTTGAAGCTCCTGGAACATCTATTGCAGATATTTCATACGATGGTATTCACGAGTTTAAAGTTCGTTTATTAAGAATGGAAGATCCTAATGATGTTATCACTTTAAATTATGAAAGAAATTGGTCTCCACAGGATAAAGACGGTTTAGCAGGAAGTGTTTCAGAAACAAATAGAGATTTATATTCTAAAGAATATTCTAAAGTAACTAAAACAAATAGTTTAAGTGGTTTTCCAATGGCTCATGAAATGGAATCAATAAATAGTTTTATAGTTACTAAAGCGAATGCTCAAACAGAATGTGATAGAAGAGCTTTGATACGAAATAGCAGACGTAAAGTATATGAAGTAACTACATTTGTAGAACCTTTCAGTTTAAATGTAGGTGACACTGTAACATTAACTTTTAATAGATATGGTTTAGAATCTGGTGTTGATATGGTGATTATAAAAATGATTGAAAAACCAACTGAAAATATGGCGGTGTTACACTTATGGGTCTAAAAATAGTTTTCGATAATTTAACTAATACAGGAACATTAGGTAGTTCAGGTACGTTTGAAACTAATTTACCTTTGACTAACCTAGCTATCCCATCACGTTCTAAAACAGCTAGAACAACAACAGATGCGGATTTTAATATAACTGAAAATTTTACTGAATCTCAATATTGTAGTGCGTTTTGTATTACACAATTCAATTTTACAACAGCAGCAACTATCAGATTAAGGATATATTCTGGTGAAAATCAAACTGGAACATTATTATATGATTCAGGTGTGACTAATATATATGAATTAAAAGGTTGGGGTGAATTTATTTGGGCTATACCGGATTCATGGGGAGACACATGGAACACAGAAGATACTGCTCCAATATTTATATTATTTTTTGATTCGGTAATATTTAAATCCATACTAGTGGATATTAGCGATAGTTCTAATCCAGATAATTATATAGAAATTGGTAGAATGTTTTATGGTCAAACTAGCGAATTAGCGGTAGATGTTGATGAAGGTTTAAGTATTGGTTATGAAGAAAACACTAAGCAATTTAGAACAGCAAGTGGAACACTGAGAGCTAATCAAGCCACGCCATTTAGAGTATTAAATTTTAGTCGAAGCGTAATAAGTGATAGTGAACAATTGTTATTATTACAACAAACGAAGAAAACTGGGAAACGTGTAGATCTACTAGTATCTGTATACCCAGATGCAGAAGTAGCAATAAAACAAGAACATACTTTTATTGGGAAATTAAAAAGAGTACCTAAGTTTACTCATACTGATACAACCAATAATAAATCTAATTTTATGATAGAGGAAAGTTAAATATGGCAGATTATACTCCATTTAACCCATCAGCAGGCGAGGCTTATCTGACTAAGTTTACTAACTTTTTCAACCAATTAACATCAGATGTTACAAGTGTTGAAAATGATATAGCTACTGCTCAGGCGGATATATTAGCACTACAAACAGGTTCTTATTTGACGGGTACTTCTTTAACTAGTGAAACTATTGCTACAGGTAGTAAGACTTTTACTATTGTAGAATCTGATAGAGCATGGGGTGACGGTACTAACTTAAAAATAACGGATACGGCTAATAGTGCTAATTTTATGATTGGTACAACAGATACTTATTCTGGTAGTACTTTAAATATAACTATCAGCAGTACTGGAGGGTCAGGTACTAAGTCTGATTGGACTATAACTGTTGTTACTGAAGATAGTGGAAAGGCGGATAAAGCCGTTCCAAGTTCTGCTAATAATGTAGCTTTATTGGATGCTTCTGGTAATTTATTAGATAGTACAAGGGGTTTACCAGGACAATCTAACCTAGCTATCTCAGGTCTACGAGCTGGTGTTTTAAGTTTAGACAATACCGTTTTAACTGATGTACAAAACTCAACATTACACACAGGTAATGGAACTTCTCAATCACCCGATACAGGCATACCAAATGAAGATATTAACTGGGTAACTGGTACAGTATACGCAATTGGTGATGTACGTTTTACACTAGACGGTACTGGTGTAACCGCAAGCGCTTTTACTCTTTGGGAATGTAATACAGGACATACAGCAGGAGCAGTAGGTTTAGGCACAGATACATTAGGTGATTCGGTATGGACAGAAGTTTCTGACAATGATGTAAAAAATCATAACAACGCTTTACATAAGATTAAAAATAGAGATGCAGCAGACTCTTGGGTATGGGTAGATACCCTTAGAGGTGTTGGTAATATTTTATCCAGTGATACTACAGCAGCAGAAGCAGCAGATGTTGATACAGTTACAGCATTTACAGCTACTGGATTTACAGTTGGTGCAGACGTTAAAGTTAATACTAACCTTGAGAAATATGTAACAGATACTGTTGGCTTCCATAAGGTAATGATTACAACAGTAGACGCGAAGAGGGTCTTAATAGCATTTGATGATGTAAACAACAGAGGTATCAGATTAAGACAAGGTTCAGGAGCAGCTATAGATTTACCGCATGGACTAAATACAGATATTAAATATTCTGTGTCCAAGAACACAGATGCTGTCACTAATTGGGCTGTATTCTTTGGCGATGAGACAGACTATATGTTGTTGAATTCGACTATTGCTGGAACAGATGATTCGACTTATTGGAACGATACAGCGCCTACAATCAGCGTACAAACATTAGGCACGAATGCGGATGTTAATACTATTGACGAAGTTTATTTTGATTATTATTCCGGTGATTCTGACAACATCAAAATCGTTGAATACTCAGGCGCAGCTGCAGCAGGTAATGAGATTTATCTTGGGGATGATTTTACGCCTGATAGAGGGACAATTAAAAGGATAGATACCACAGATGACTGGCATATTGTGGATAATGCTAGGGCTGATTCTGGGGATTATTTATTAGCCAACAGTACAGCCGTTGAAGCCACAGGTGGAGGACATGTTGATTTCACTAGTACAGGTATTACTTTACAATCTACAGATGCGGGATTTAATGCATTAGGCGGAAGATACATTCTTATAGCCTACCGTGACACAGACGCAGATGGTGGAGGCTCAGAATCAAGCCTCCCAAGTGATACAACCAATGCTCAAATAGCATCTGGTTCTATGGCCTATTCTGATGGTTACGATGGTACTGGTGCTACCAATACGTCTGAAACTTTATCAGGAACTATTATCCCAAGTAATGGATGGCAAGAAGGTATTAATTATTGTAAACGAGTAGAAGGTACAGAATATATATCTACATTAGTTGCTCCGGTGTTTGGTGAAACAAGTTCTACAGCAGACTATAATATTGACGGTGTTTGGTATAATAGTTCTGATGTTGCTTACACTCCCCCAATAGGATATTGCCCTTACACATTCAAAGCTGATGCGAGCGGTAATATCTCAGTTATAGAACCATATAACTTACCAAGTGTTTCTGAAAAGACTATTCATGTGAATAATATTGAGGGGTTGGATAAACCTTTGTTTAGAGGTTACTTAACTTCTAATCTAACAGGCGTTGATTTGATCTTTCCTTGGACTACTCAAATTGATACACATAACGCAATGAATGGCGGTGTTTATACTATACCAAAAACAGGGTATTACAATATATCAATATCTATATACCATGACCATCAAAGTGCAACAGCTAACTCAGTTGCCTGGTATATGTATAAAAATGGAGCTATTGCTCCTATACAAAGTTCAAGTAATTTCACCTATGGTGACAATACAAATACAAGATACCGACTTATTAGTGTAGAGCTAAAAGGTGTTTATTTTGAAAAAGGTGATACTTTTTATCTTATAACCTTTCTCGCTAGTGCTTCTGATTTTGTGTACGCGCATATAGATGGAAGCAGAATGTCTATCGAATATATCGGTAATAAACTCACAACAGGACAATCATAATGAATTTAATAGGAAAGATAACAGATTATACTTTACATACTATAGAAGGTACTTTGACACCTATTCATGAACAACTAGGTTATAAAGAAATTAACCCAGATAACATTGAAGTTGATGCTGATGGTAATCGTTACCCTTATTATGACGAATTATTAGACGGTGTTTTTACTCGTGCTTTAGCGTATGAAACGGAACAATTGTTTGCAGCTAAAACTGAGCAAGCTACCAAGCTTACAGAACAACACATTTATACACCTATAAAAGAATATAATGAAACTAATGGTACTGAATTTGGACGAGGTACTTTAGAAGCTCAGGCTATTCATAATTGTGCTACTTATAAAGATGATACGGATTATCCGCATCAGCCCTTTTGTGCTAAGATAGTTAAGTTTAATAGTGCTGTGTGGAAAGATGCTAGACAAGCTCAGATTGATATAGGTAACGGTACAATCCCAGAACCACAAACTGAGGAAGAGTTTATAGCGTTACTGCCAGTATGGGATACTTTTAATGGTTAAATATATTTCTTGGCTCCCACTAATTACTATTACAGCGTCTGGAATTTGGTATAGTTCGGGTATGGCTAAAGATATTTTAAGTAATAAAACAGGTATACAAAATAATAAAGAGTCGATATCTGAATTAGTTAAAGCGATGAAAGAAATAACAAAAGTTCAACATATTAATGCTATTCAACAAACACGAACTCAAACTAAACTAGAAAACTTTATTGATGTAAGCAAGCGTGATAGAAAAGAAATACTAGACAGCTTGCGGAGACTAGAAAAATGAGAATTATATATTTAATTATCCTTACTATGTTATTACAAGGTTGCGAAACATTAAATACTTTTGTTGATAAAGGGGTTAATCCAGCGTTTAAAGAAATGGTTTGTGGTAAGGACTACTTATGAAGAAGTTTATTTATTCAGAACTAAAAGAAGCAAAAGACAAATATGGTCTAAAATGTGAAACTCCTGTTTTAAGATGGATAGAAATGCACCCTGAAGAAATTAATTTTTGTGGTGCTAAAAATGGTATTAAGTTTCCCGATAAAGCGTATGGTATCTTTTTTGGATGGGCTTGTGCCATCCACGATGGTGATTTTGGTTATATTCGTAAACAATATATTCATAATTTAAAACAAGGTATGGTTAAAGAACAAGCTCTAAAAATCTTATCTTTAGCAGTACTTGATTCTAATATTCGTTTAATGGGTAATGCTGTTCGTATATTTTGGCACGAACCAAATAAAGGGTTTTTTACAACTTTCAGGTTATTTAGAGCGTTCTGGTATTTATTAGGAACACTTTGGAAAGGTAAACAAATAATTTTAGATAGTATTAAATAACAATAATAAAGGTATTTAAAATGCAAGATAGGGTAGAAAAATTAGAAAAACAACAACAAGAAATGAGACGCTCTATTGATAATTTAGCTAATGAACAAAACGAAACATCAAAAGCTATTGGTAGGTTAGAACAAGCATTTGAAGCTAAAAACAAGAGTGATGATGAAATAATAATAACGTTACGAAATTTAGATGATAGTTTGACGGAATTAAAAGTCGACATAGCAAAAGCACCATTGTTAAACTTGGAAACTATACAAAAAGAAGTTCATCCAGTTTATGAAATACTTAGAAGGAATAGTGAAGAAATCACTACTGTTAAAATAAATTTACAAAAAGAAATCGCTGATGTTACTACAAAAGAACAAACTAAAAGAGAAAAATCCGAATGGAAATTACAGAAACAAGCTGGAATTTTAGTTGTTGCTTGCGGTGTTTTTATAGCGATTATTTTTAATGATATACGTGACAGTATTGAAAAGAATACTAAACTGAGGGAAGACACTCATAGTAAACAAGATGCGAAATATCAACATAAATTAATAGGCGATAGAATATCTAGGGTACAAAATAAAGTTTCTATTTTAGAAAATAAATTGGATAGTAAAAAATGAATCTCACATTAGTTATAGGTCATAAATTTAATTCTAAAGGTGCTTGTAACGAACAATATAACTTATGTGAATATGATTATAATGATACATTTGTTAATAAGTTAATAAAAGTATTAGACAAAATCCATAATGTTTATGTTACTATTGTTTATAGAGACATATATAAAGAATTACCTGAAGATATTAATAATACTAATCCAGATATAATCTTAAGTTTTCATTGTAATGCATTTAATAAAAAAGCTTCAGGAACAGAAGTATTGTTTTATCACAAATCTAGGAAAGGTAGAGCTTTAGCAACTAATCTACAAGAAAAATTAGTTGACGCTCTACAATTACCAAATAGAGGTATTAAACCAAAAGCAGCAGAAGACAGAGGTGGTTATTTGTTATGTTATACTAAAGCACCTTGTTTAATTGTAGAACCATTTTTTATAGATAACAATAATGATTTACAAGTAGCTTTAAATAGACAAGCTGAGTTATTGGATGCTTATAAAGAGTTTATTATAGATTTTATATAATAATTATGAATACACCATCGAATATTTTGGTACACAAGAACCATATCCACCATCGAAGGTGTATAGCCTATTTCCACTTAACCCAAGTTTCTTAGCTGCATCTCTTATTCGACTTCTCCAAGTTGCGTAACTTAGTTCAACATTACATGCCTTGGAAAATTCACATTCTAACTCAAAATTAGATGCACATAACCCTGGATTCATATATAGTGGTTGTTCCAAGTACCAATCAACTAGCCATTCTATTTGTTCTGATTTGTTCATATAAAATACATATCAGCATAATCTTTAATAGTATCATTATGATTACTTATTAATTTTATACTAGCAACAAAAGAAAATAACCAACACATAATTGGAATAAGTACAGTCATAGAACCTACTATAGCAACTCCAGTTAGTATACTAGCAACTATTTTATCACTGTAAAATAAACCTAGTGGGCCAAATAATAAACATAAAATAAAACCAGTTATTTGACTTTTAGAATGGTTATCGATATAACGTTGTTTTTTATTAAGTCTTTGTAAGTCACCATTGTACCGATGTTCCCAATCATCTACATAATCTTTTGGTGGTTTATTACTATTATCTCTACTATTTAACATTTTTAATTCCCCTTAATAAAAATAAACTAAATAAATACTTCCCCAAAACACAGTTCCGATTAAATACCCTGAAAATAATTTAAACATACTATCCTTCCAAAATATAACTAAATTTTGAAACACAATTTTTAATATACGGTTTATCGTTTCTTTTTAAAATAACATGTATATTTTTTTTTTCAAAAATACTAACTAAACGACTGACATGAACATAACAAAATTTTAATGGTACTGGAGTATCTATTTTAATACTTTCACCAAAATGTAAACTTTTTAAGTAGCCCATTCTTTCCGTAAAGTTATCTTCTAACATAACATCTGTACATAAATAAAATACTTTATTGGATCTTTTATCAAAGTTTAAATAACCATCTAAAACACAACACTCAGGAAGGTTATTTAAATCTTTCAAAATATTTGAAGGAAGCTCTTGTCTTTTACCTTCATTGTTAACACTAATTATACTACCATATAATTTTACAACAATACAAGCATTTTCTTTCGGAATGTATTGTACATAAAAATTATTTTTATTGCTTATACTACGAATCTTAATTTTATTTTGTATAAGCATCGGCTTAAGAAATTTATACCCATCTTTATGTCCAAGTACTGCTTCTTTAATAGTATTATAGTATCCTAATTTTATTTGTTTTTTAAATTTTTTATTTACTTCTTTATGAATAAATTCTTGTTTTTGAGAGGTGTAAATACTTTCTTCTTTTCTTAATTTACCGTTTAAAACTCCATGCCATATAGTAACCTTACTGAAATATTCTTGTACTTTCCAGATTCTAATATTACCCAAAGTATCCAGTTTAAAAAGAACTTTAATATCTAACATAATTTATTCCACCATTTTACCAGTATACAAATCATAATTTTTAACGTTTGCCCAATTAGTTCCAACTTCCGAATCCATAATAACTGGAACTTTTAAAGGAATTGCATTTTCAATATATTGTTTAAACTCTAAAGCATATTTTCGTAGGTCTGGATGATAACTAAAATCGAATTCATCGTGAACTGTAACATGCGGCATTCCTAGTTTGTCCGGGGAAAGAACTCCAGCCTCATAAGCCTCTACAAAACCCTTTTTTAACAAATCTGCAGAAGACCCTTGCGTTCTACGGTTTAATGCTTTATACGTTTTATACCGTTGTAAATTAGACCCATATCTGGCCCTAGCCTGTGCGTAGGGTAGCGGGTAAAAGTCCCCCTTACGTTTTGGTACAAATAAATTAAACGTGTTCCTACGCCCTAAAATGGTGCGTAATTCGCCTGTATTTTCGGCAATTTGAGCACACTCTTGTAAACTTTTTCTAGCCGCTGGAAATTTTTCAGCATATAATTTTACAAAATATAAACCAAGTGTTCTAGCAGTATCCCCAGTTGTTGAAAGACCCAAATCATTACATAGTTTAACTATTTGCTCGTGGGGAATATTTCCTTTGATCATACTAATTGTTTTTTCTTTACCACCACCAAAAATAGACATAAAATTAAAATTTTTAACAATTTTACGAGGCATAACACCCATTAAAAATCCAGAAACAACATCATGGTAATCTGTTTTTGGATCCTGGTATCCTTCAATAAGTTGTTGATCACGACTATAGTGTGCAAAAAATCTATACTCTATTTGGGATAAATCTAACTTTAACCAACCATTATATCCAGGTTCTGGAATATACATACCACGAATTAATGGTGCTAATAATTTATCCCTAGATGGTATTTGTTGTGCGTTTGGGTGACTAGAACTAAACCTACCGGAAACTGCCCCACCACTTTCCCCCCTTAAGGGATGAAAACTAGGATATATTTTTCCATCTATTTGTTTATCATAAATACCATTCTGAATAAACGTTTTCCTAGCTTTATTTAATTTTCTAACTTCATTTACCTTTTGGGCAGCAGTACTAGTATGATGTTCTAACCAATCTCCCGTAAAACTTGGTTGTCCATTTGAATGTCTGCTGGATGGTGCTGTATATGGATAAGAAATACCATCGTTATCAAACATTTTTTGAATATCAACATTAGTATAGACACCAACATGAAACCCGGCATGTTCATCCAGTTGACATTGAGCCTCGGTTTCTAATAATTGTAATTCTTCAGAAACAAGTTCTGCTTTTTCTAAATCTACTGGCATACCACGTTTTCGCATACCAATTAAGGCTGGTATTAAACGACATTCTAATTTAAACAACTCCAATAGATCAGCATTTACTAGTTCTTTCCATTGTTTTTTAAATATTTCTAATGGCTCATGTGCGTCACCTTCGGCATACGGTCCGACTAATGTAGTAGGTGATCTATAAATTTCTCTTCTTCTAAAACGTGCTGGGGGATTATAGGAACGGTCTATCCAGTTGTATAACTTATTTGTAATTTTACCAGTTCCTAGATATTTCTGTGCAATAGCTTCTAATGAGTAATCTTTTGCTACATCATCTAAAAGGGCTTCAGCATACTGTACATCATAGCCAATACCATTTATTTTTATTCCTTCGTGGTCTAACCAACCAAAATCATATTGTAAGTTAGCGCCAACTTTTGGCCTATTATCACCTAATATATCTTGTAGAAATTTAAATACTTGTTCTTTGTCCATATTTAATTCTGGTTGTAATGTATGCTCGTACGGAAAATACCACGAACCACCTTCAACGGCTATCGATACTCCAACAGTATGACCAACACCTCTAGCCCATCCAGGACCGCATGTTGTTAATTCGGGGTCAAATGTTTCTGTATCTATAGCAATAATTTTAGCAGAACTTAAATTAGGAAATGAACTTGGTGGTTTCCAATTACTTTCTGGAATAGGGGCAAGAGGTCTAGTTTTAGTAGACCTTTGACCTTTTTCTTTAACAGGTGGTAAATCCTCCCAGAATAATCCAATTGAATCTTGGCGCATTTTAGAAACCTAAATCGGATGGTGATGTATTTGTTAAATATTGTGTCTGGTATCCAAGACCCATTCCCGAAAGTGGTGCTTCTCCTGGAAGTAAATCTTTTCTGTAATGCGAGTTAAGTAAATAAATTCTTCGATCGTACATCTTTAGAATTAAATTTGCATTCTTTTTTATTTGTAATGCTTGTTCTTTTGTAAGAACTTCCGGCAGTTCCGCCTGTTTTTTCATTTTTCTACTGAGGCGAAAAACCTTATTGTACGGTTGAATTATTTGTTCCGGATGCACTAAGCCGTATCCAGCGCTTAGAATAAACCAATCACATCCACAATTTTCCGCCAATGATTTAGATTTTTTAAACAAAATAGATAAATACATGTCCTTTGCTTTCGATGCTATTTTTAATTTTTTACCACAGCACGGGATCACTATACACGTTTTCATTTTTTCAATCCTATCATTACACCTTCAATTCCACCTTTACCTTTCCATGGACAAGGTTTTGGGTATGGAGTTAAATCATAACCTAATGCTTCTGATAATACAAGTAAAAAATTTAAAGCATGCCAATTACTGTTACTATTTAATGGAATATCTTCAACCATAGCTCTAGAATCTCCATCTGCGGTAGTAACCCAATTTTTTCCAAATTGAATTTCTGGAAACTTAACATCAACACAAAAGGGAACAATAGTTTCTATTGCTTCTTTTAAATTTTCAGGAATAATTATTAAATTACTAAAATCTACAGATTTAAATAAACTTTCTACATCCGGCCATGGACTGTTAATAGTTTGAATTTTAATCCATACGTCATCATCCAAATCGAAATAAATTGCATTTTCTGTAATGTGAACTCGTATAGGTTCTTTATTTATTCGTATTAATTCGTCTATTCCAAAAATAGGTAGGATACCGTTTATATCGTATTCAACAGGTACCCTAGCCATAACAGGATTATTAGTAGCGTATGCAAAACCGTTATGAATGTAAATAGAATTTATCCATTTTCTGGAGGCATCACTACCAACAAACGGTTTTAATCTTTTTAATATAGGAAGTATTTGTTGATTATTAATAGGGATATAATTATCGGCAGGAAGTTCTACTTTAGGATATTTGTCGTGTTCAGCTAAAGGTATTCTAGCCCTAAATTTTCCACTTACTATAGACATGTTGCCTTTTTCAGATACTTTTATTTTTGGTTCTTCTTTACAAGAATTAATTGCTTTAATAAATTTATCTGAGGGAACTGTAACATTTAAATCTTTTAATTGTGGTATTGGAGCGTCAATAGTTATTCTTCCATTACTACCTTGTATCCTTCCATTATAAATATGAAAATGGGATAGTATTGGAATAAAATCTTTTTTAGAAATTGAGCCTTTTACTAATTTAAGTATATTTAACATTAAAATAGTCCTTGCTGTTTATTTATAAATGGTTTAATAGGTAAATCACATAATTGTCTAAAATACTGGACATTCCATAAATCTCTTTTCCAATAAATTTCTTGCAAATCTTGTACTGTAAAACCATTTTTAATAATAGTTTTTTCTATTTCTTTTTGCTCTACACTACTTAAAGTAGTGTAATGCATATTTAAAGCTTTTACTTTTGGACTTTGGCTAGACATTGTTAACTTTGTTTCTGTACCATCAGATTTTTCCCAATAGATATTTCCAAACATGGCGGTCATTACCCAAGAAGTCGAATCTACAGAATACCATGGATACCTTTTCATTAAATTTAAAACAGTTAGACCAAAACCATGAACTTTATGGGTTGGGTATCCTTTTTCGTCTGTTAAAAATTCTCCCCATATAAAATCTAACCATTTATATAGATCTGGTGTAGAAATAGGAACCATTCCTCCAAGTGTTATATGTTTATAGTTTTTTAAATAGTACTCTAAATAACGAGTGTCTTCACCATAGTGAAAACATGGTAACACATCACAACCTAAATCCTCAAGTTTTTTTTGATTTTCATAAGTTAGTTTAGGATCGCCAATTCCATCCAATACAGAAGCGACTTCAATTATATCTAAATTCTCTTTAACAAATTCAGCATACTTTTCAATAGGTACATAAACTCCTTTAGTGAACATAGAAAAAGCACCAGAATCCAAAAAAATCTTTTTACCGTTCTCTCTTATTAAATTCATTAAATTTGGTCTATTGCCAACATAATGATAAGACTCTAAAAGATAAGGGTAATCCTTCCACATTTTTAATTGTTGGTCTGTTATTTCGTTTGGTGGTGGGTCTTGGTATAAAAATGTTCTACCATTAAAACAACCCGCCATATGAATTTTTAAATATGTAGAAGGATGTTGGTTCATTTTATTAACCCCATAAATTCTTGCCTAACATTTCCATCCCCAAGAAATACACCTTTCATGCTAGATGTTACTGTTGTAGAACCTTGCTGTGAAATACCACGAGATTCCATACACATATGACGACATTCCAAAACAACAGCAACCCCTAATGGTTCCAGTTCTGCTTCTAAACACTCGGCTATTTGATTAGTTAACCGCTCTTGTACTTGCAAACGTCTTGAAAATACATCGGTAACTCTAGATAATTTAGATAATCCAACTACTTTTCCATTCGGAATATAAGCAATATGAGCTACACCAAAAAAAGGAACTAAATGATGCTCACATTGGCTATAAATTGGAATATTTTTAACTAATACCATTTCGTCGTAATTTTCTGCTCCATCTTCAAATACTTTTAAAATATCAGATGGATTTTTATCGTAACCGGATGTGAAGTGTTTCCATGCTTTTAAAAATCTTTTTGGTGTTTCTAATAAACCACCTCTATTAATATCCTCACCAATAAACTGCATTAACCGTAAAGGAATATCTTCAGCAGAACTTTCTTCTTTTTCTTCCCATGGAAAAATTAGCCATTCACTTACGTTTTCTTCTTTTTTATTATATAAAGATAAAAAAGGTTTACCAGGATAATCGTCACACCAACGTTCCATTGTTGCTCCACTATCAATTAGATCATCTATAAAGTAATCTGCCACAGTGGGATGATCTACTAGGTTACTTTTTGGAAGGTGTTTAGAAACTAAAATTGCAGCGGGTACACCACCTCGAGGGATACCGTATAAATTAATTTCTTTTGGTTTCATCCCAGACATTAAATCTGCTTTACTTACTGTACTTTTAATAAATTCGGCTAAATCTTTAGCCTTGCTTTCTACTTCCATATAACTTAAAAATTTAGTCGACATGCTTATTCCTCATATTGTAATGGATCTTCTATATTTAAGTGGTTAAACGCTTCTAAACGTTCCTGACAACTTCCACACTTACCACATGCTTTTTCACGACCATTATAACACGTCCAAGTATCCTTGTAATCCACATTATGTTTTAAACCATACGTCAATATAGTTTCCTTATTTCCATCTAAAAAAGGTGCTACAATTGAAATTGGTGTATCGTGACATGTTGTTGCTGCAAATTTCATAGCATCTACAAATTCAGGTCTGCAGTCCGGATAAATATGATGGTCCCCACTATGAGCTCCATACCAAACTTCGTCTACTCCAATATCGATAGCATAAGAAATAGCAATGGACAATAGAATCATGTTTCTGTTTGGTACAACAGTATCTTTCATGGATTCAGCTTCATAATGACCTTCCGGAACATTTAACGAACCTGTTAAAGCATTTTTTCTTGCTATACTATGCATAAAATCTAATTGAATAATTTTGTGAACTAGTTGTTTCTCTTCACATACTTTCATAGCACAATCAATTTCTTTATTGTGGCGTTGACCATAAAACATAGTAATAGGAAAGCATTCTCGACCATGTACCAAAGCCTTTTCTAAAACAGTTCTGCTATCCATACCACCACTATAAACAATTACAGCTTTTGTTTTCATTTTTAATTCCTCTTAGTTTAAAACGGTACTTCATCTATAAACCTTTCTGCTTCCGTATCTGGGGAACCTTGTCCACAACCTACTTCTCTAAGTGGTCTAATAATTTGTGTATCAAACTTCTCGCATTTATTTTCACTAACAACAGTTCCACCTGTTTTACCAGATAGTTTTGGATTCATATTTTCATATACACAAGAAGAACAGTCTACAAAATAATTACCTAACATACCAGATATATTATACTTTACTAAGAAAGATAAAGCTACTTGATTTCTTGAAATAATCTCTTCTCTTCTTTTATTAAAAAATTCTGCATTCATTAAAATGTACTCCGTAATATTTTTGGATATTTACTTGTATCGTCTATAAATATCCGAGTTGGAATTTTTAATTCTTTATCAATTCTTTTTAAGGCATCGTTAACATCTGGTGGGGAATAAAAATCTGGATGATCTTTAAATTTAGACCTATAAGCCCACCAATAACTAGCATTATAACCGGATTTACCTGCTCTTCCAATAGCAATGTACTCTGTAATTACTCTTAACCCACAAGTATAAGAAACCTTTATACTTTCACCAAAACCAGTAACATGCTTTGTATAGGAAATATTCGAAACATCTACCCACATTTTTTTAGGTTGAAAATTCGTTTTAACTACTTCTTTAGTCTCGGCATCGGCAGATAAATCTGAACTTTCTTTTCTTGGAAATTCATGTCCACATTTATAACAAATTGTTGCGGAAGCTGGTATATGTGTTCTACATTTAGGACACGTTTTAACGGGTGCAACACCTTTTTGCTTACCTTTAATAGGAACATGTACGTCATTTATTGGCCCTAACCTTGTTATGTTACCAGCAAAATCTAATATTAAACAATGTGTTTTTCCTGTTTCTTCACTCTTTCTTAAACCCCTACCAATCATTTGAATATGTAATACAGGGGATTTAGTTGGTCTAATTAATCCAATTAAATCTGTTAATGGGGCATCGAACCCAGTTGTTAACGAAGCTACACTAACTAAACATTGTATTTGACCAGTTTTATATTGCCCTATATGCTTATCATTAAGTTCTGCTTTTTGTTTACTGTGTACAGTTTGTGCTTTAATTCCATTTACTTGTAAAAGTTCAACAATATGTTCAGCATGTTCGATATTAATAGCAAATAATAACCAATGTTTATACTTATTTTTATACGTTACTAATTCTTCAACTATTTCCTTAGTTACTGTAAATTTATCAAATTGTTCACTCATTTCAGAGGTTTTAAAATCACCTCCTAAAGTATGTACATCAGAAGTATCTAAAACATTTTCGGCATCTTTTGTTGTTAGTGGAGAAAGATGTCCTTTTTTAATTAACTCCTCGACTCTTATTTTATATGTTATTTTTCTAAATAATGATTCTTTTTGTCCGTAAATATACCCATGACCAAGTCTAAAAGGTGTTGCTGTTAAACCAATAATATTTGGATCTTCTAACCCATTTAAAAAAGTTCTATATTTACCCTCACCTTTAGGTGGTATTAAATGTGTCTCATCTATAAGAACATTATCGAACATTCTAAACAAACTAGATTTTTTATAAACAGAATGTATACTAACAACTGTTATTTTTTTACGTTCTTTTTTTAACAATCCAGCACTATACACTCCAATTAATTTTTCTGGAAAAAAGTCTAGCATACTTTCGTATGTTTGTTTTATTAACTCCTTTTGTGGGGATAAAATTAATACATTTGAGGTTGGATTAGGAGTTAATATTTTTTCACTTAATCCAACCATCTTATAGGTTTTACCCGATCCAGTAGGGGCCTCTATTAAAGCATCTTTATTATTTAATTCATAAATTTCTTCAATAACAGAACTTATAGCCTCCTCCTGATAGTCCCGGAATTGTATTTGTTGTTTTGTTAACATTTATTCTTCAGACTTAAAGTTCTCGTAATCAGACATAATCTTATCTAATACTTTTACAACGGCAGTATTCTGTCCATTACTTATGAATAGTTTTCTAATATCTTTTAAAATAGTTAGTTTAGCAGTAATTGCAGTTATTTTTGGGCTATCTTTCATTAATTCAAGAAGTTGTTCCATTTCCCCAGTAAACCGATTACCAGAAGGATCTACATTATTTTCAAGTTTTATACTTACACCTCTTTGAGTGAGAATCCAATTACCATTTTCATTTTCAACTAAACCTTGAGTTTGTAAACTTGTCATAACAGGATTAATTGCTTTTTGTGGTTGTTGTATTGAATAAGCAATTTCTTTTATAGTCATAAAATTTGCTTGCATTTTTAATGTAGCTAAAATTTCTTTTTGTAGTTCTGTCATTTTATTTTCCTTTAATTATTTTAAACATATTTATAAAGAAATTAATTACTTTTCTCCAAAAAGTAATTTTTATTTTCTTCTTAGGTTGTTCTTGTATTTCTTCTATTGAATTATATATTTTAAGGACAACATCTATACCACGACCTTTCAACTCTTTTTCTGGAAACCATACTTTACCAGTTGTAGGCCAAAAATGAATTTGTTTATAGGATTTAACTATAATAACATGCATTCCATTATTAAATAATGTATACGGAATGTTGTTATCTTGCAATATTTTGAGCGAATCGTTATATAACGTCCATTTTCTATCGTTATAGGTTGACATGATAATTTCCTTTTAGTTAATTGTTTAATATAGGTTAACATAAAATAATCTAATAATCAACCGATAATTAAAACAATCTTTCATAAAGTTTACATCCCTTTCTCTGAACGTTTTCTGGGATTCTTATAGCGTCTGAAGTATGTCCACAAGACCACTCACCCTTATCCTCAATTGTTCCAAATTTACACGTATGACAATTTTTATCTGGTGGTATTAGTTTAAAACAAACATTTTTAGCCGAACACATCCTACATTTATAAAAGTCTATCTTCTTGCTAATTTTATACATTGGTTTATCGGAGGTAATAATATCCAATATTTTTTGTTTTAAAAAATCAAATTGTTTTTTATCAAAATGGTATCTTAAATAAACCCGTTCTTCTGTATTTTTATTTGTAGCTATAAACAACGTTCTTTTTAAACCTAAATACCCCATGTATAATTGAATTTGCCCCCAATAAACAGTCGAATAATCCTCTAAACCAACTTTTAACAGTTGTTTAAAGTACTGCTCTTTCATGGTTTTATATTCACCCAGATGTTCTGTTTTTTCACATCCTGGTAAGTTGATTATACGACTATCAATATGCCCTTTGGAGTGACCAGTAAAGTGAACTATTTCTTCTTGGTACTCACCTCGTTTACCTGTTGCCGGAATTTTATTTCCATCCTTTAACATGTAAACTTCAGCGCCAATATTTTTTAAATCGTGTATAATTCGTGGTTCTTCTAAATCACCCCTATCAAATATTCTTTGTGTTCTAGGAGTAATATATTCTGTATAAGCCCACCTAAAAGACAACCATAAATAGTTATAACATTCATGTCCAACTTGGGACATACCTAGATAAGGTCTTTTCTTAACCTTAATTTGATGTCCTTCTATAGCTGTTTCTATTGGGTTTACATCTGGTATAGCAACCATTATTGATCGCCTACTAAAATATCCCAATCTTCTTGAGAGTATTGATGTTTAATTTGTTGTAAAAATTTATAAACTTCCAATTCGTCCAGTGCATTAAAACAATACAATGCTTCTTTTAAAGTATCTGTATTTTCTGGAGGAACTTCCTTAAGACGTAATAAAATACTATAAGATTGTTTTATATCTACATCTTCTAAAAGTTCAAATAATTGTTCTAATTTTGGTTTTGTTAAGGACATTTTATATTATATTCCTTAGTACGCTAAAAATAGAATTTCGCATCATTCTGATTTCTGGGTCTTCTTTATCCGGTGGAACATCGTGTAATGGATTCTGCATTGTAGTTTTAATCCATTTTGCTTCTTTTTCGTTTAATGTTAATTGAACATAAATCGGTTGAATTAATTCTGCTCTAGCCATAATTTTCTCCCAAAGTTTTATAATTTAAAGGTACTTACAACTAAATTAAACGGAATTTACAAAACATAAGTACCTTTAAAATTTTAAATAAACAGGGTTAATTTATTACATTTCCCAAGGTGGTTTTTCAGCAGCTGCCACTTCACCACCTCCATTAGACTGACTTTCTACTTGTGCTGTGTTTGTTGGTGCTTGCTGTGTTGTTTCAACAGGTTTTTGTTCCTGTTTTTCAGTACCTTGTGTATTAGCACCAGAAGCACCCTGTACAGGTTGATAATTTTTGATTTCATTTTTTGGTGGATATTGTCCATCTGCTGGAATAACATCAATATCTAATAACATCGGTATTTCATGTAACTGCATTGTATCTTGTACGGTTACTAGTTTACACGCACGAATAATAGTTGCTAATTCACGATTTGCCATATTAACTGCTTTTTCATTTTTATTCCATTTATGAAGCATAGGCCATACAAATTTACCTGAAGCATCTTCACCGTGTTCTAAACCTTTACCCATTAATTCGACTTTTAACTGAATATAACGATTTCCAGGAGTAGACGCAGAATCTTTAATTTCACTATCCACTATTTTACCATAATATTGATCTTTTTGTACTGGATCAAAATTAATCATATCATTATGTTGACTAGAATCGAATTGTTCACCTAATTCGGCCATTGTATTTCTCCTAAATTAATTATTAAACGAAGTTTTTAAAGCAGAACTAAAACTGTTCCAATTTAAATCTATTACATCTGGTAAAGAATATCTATTACCAGCTACATAAGCAGGGGTTCCTACTAAATGAAGTTTGTTTGTTTCACCAAGGTCTGTTGCACGGGCAACTCCACCTTGACCTTTTTTGTCACTACCTTTTTTACTAATGTAAACCTTTTTATTAGCAAAACCAATTATATCCGCCCATTCACATAATAGATCTTTTGCACCTGTTGTTTTCTTTGGTTGGTGCAATTTCATTTCAAATCTATCATAAGGTTCGTGCATTGGATCATTAAATGGTACTACTACACTATGGCAAATAATTCCAACTATCATATTTTTTTCTGTATTTAAATAGTTTAGTAGTTTAAGTATTTCCCTCCAGTAATTAGTTGCTAACGTATAACCTTTACCATAACCACCAGCAGCTAGTTCTATTGTTTTAACATTATCATCTTTACATATTTTTTTATGTATTAAATGTTCTAACCAATCTGCACTATCCAAAATAATACTTTTAAATTCATGTTGCTGACTACAAAGTACTGTTAGAGCTTCTTTTACTTCTTCATAGGAAGTTGCTAATGGAAAGGATTTAGTATCCAAACCTTTTAACCCATCTTCAGTTTGAACAAAAATGGGATTTGGTGCTTGCGAAAAAAATGTGGACTTACCAACTTTTTCACCACCATGTAATAACATTCTAGGTGGTGAGTTATGTTTGGTATCTTGTATACTGCTTAAATTAATTGGCATTTTATGCTCCTTAGGAAATTATTTTTACAGTAGGGGTGGATAGTTTACGTTCTGCCCAATTTTGAACAACATAACTATCCTCTGGTAATTTTTCGTAGTTACGTTTATCTATTTCAACTTTAGTTTTAAAACATGCTTTTTCTTTAGAATCTAATTCGTTCCAATGGGCTGTAAGTTCTTCTTTTTTAACTGTTAAGTTTATTTTTTCAGACGTGGATACAGTTACTTCATTTCCAAATAACTCTTTGTGGTATGTTCCTACTTTACCCTGACCAATTTGAGTAGCTATTTTTAAACGCAGTTCCATCTCACGTTTTCTTGTATGTTCTAAAACAGTAACACAATCTTTCCATTCTTTAAACTCTTCCTGCGTAACTAAAGTACTCATACAACCCCCTTTTGCATTAATGCTGTTTTATTTGTTTTAATAATAAAGTCCCATCCAGCACAAAAACCTTTTTTAAATTTTCTGTTTTTCTTATATTGATTTTTTGCTGTATTTAAATCTTTAAATGTAAATATTACACTTAAAGAACTATTTAGTATACTTTTAACTGTTCTTTCAGCATATTGTTTACCTAAATCATAATTAGATAATTCTCTTTGTTTTGTTTTACTCATTGTTATTATCCTTTTGTTGTTCTATTTCTTCTATCATATGGAGGTCACGGTCATGAACTTCGCACCAGACTTCACCTGGATTATCCACCAATTCAAATTGATTCCAGTAACCTTCTTTACCCATATAAACTAATGTTTCATGCTGATGTTTAAAGTTATAATGTTTACCAATCAACATTATCTTACTCCAAGTATTTTATGAACACGTAAAGATAGTATTCTATTAGGATGACTCATTACTATATGTTGTGTTACTATTTCATTAGCCTTTTGTTCCTCTGGTGTTTCACCATCTTTAGGCATTAAATAAACGGGTGTTTTTTCGTCCGGTTGTTGTGGAGTACCTGCTCTTTCTTGTGTCTTAGTATTTGGTATACCATTAACACAACCTTTATCTTCTACACCAACAACATATTTATAATGACCTACATTTTGAACAATATCCTCATGTAGTTTACCAGCCTTTGGACTACAAACAATAAAAGTATCTTTCCAAGGAAATTTAGGATTAGTTAGTGTTCCATTAGTTTCAATCTGTACAGTAAAACCATTTACAATTAATGTTTTAACTAAATCAGAAATATTTTGTAAAAAAGGTTCTCCACCTGTAATAACAATCAAACTAGGAAATTGAGGTATTTTAGCAATTATTTCTTCGATCATTAATTCTTGTAAATTCTCACTGTACTCTGTATCACACCATGTACATTTAAGATTACATCCGCCAAAACGAATAAAAGTTGCGGAATGACCAGTTAAAAGACCTTCACCCTGAATACTGGTAAATATTTCTTTAACTAGAAATGGTCTTAACACACCATCTCTAGATAAGTCCTGCTTTGTTATTGGTTGGTTATTCATATTGTTCCTTCGTAATGTAAATCTTGTTGTGGTTGATTCCACTCGGCAAAACTACTATCTGTTTCCCACATTTTAATTTTTACTAGATTACACTCGTACTTATTTAATTCTTCTATAAGTGCATCAGCGACCCAACTTATTATATTTTCTGAAGTTGGATTAAAAGGTAAAATATGTAAATTAGCTTCTTCACCATTAGCAGCTTTTAATATTTCTCTTACAGTACGTTCGGCTTCATAACCGTTCATATTTTCATTTCCAATTGTAGAAAATATTGGATCTTTACTATGTAATAAGAAGGCATGATCTAAATTACCGATAGTATCCTTCATTATTTGCTTAAGTATTTTATAGTCTATAATAAAACCAGTTCCATTTAATACATTTTTAGAAATAGTAACTTCCCATTTATAACTATGACCATGAAAGTGTGTACAAGCTCCAGAATAGTTTGTTAAACGATGTCCAGTTTCTGTAGACATAGTTTTAGTAATTGTTCTTACAGGCATTTAATTATCTCCATAAAACTTATATTATACTAAAAGTAGTTTATAAAATCAACTATTAATTTACTATTTTTTAAAATATGTACCCTTAAAATTTAATAAATTAAAAAAATTCCCCATATTTCAGGGGAATCTTAAACCAGGATTAACCTTTAGCAGTTTCTTTAAAAGATTCAAATTTACGTGCAAAAGTAAGGTGTTGCCAATAACGAGATGCAGTATTTTCTTTCATACCGAACTCTTTAACTAATGCAGGAACTAATTGTTTAGCAGTAGTAAACTCACTTTTATTTTCAAAAATAAAAGTTAAGATTTCATCTGTTTTAGAATTAGTAACATAACCTTCTGCTTTATGAATACGATCATAAGCAGTATTTGCTGTTTTTTCATCAATACTAAATTCAGCTGTTAAAGATTTAATTACATCCACTCGAGGTGTATTAGCTTCACAACCAGCAACAACCATACTTTTGTATTGTTCTAAATCTTCTTTACTAATTACAGTACGAACTGGAAATGCAATTTCGTTTGCTAAACAATAACGTTTAACATGTGCACGACTAGAAGTTTTTGTTAATTCCATAGATTCAGAAACGGCTTTTACAGCAGAATTAATGTCAATTTTACCGTCTTTAATATGTTCCACGATAATACCATTGATTTTTTCTTGGCGTTCTTCTTTACTTAAGACTTGACCTGATTCTTTTAGATAACTTTTGTAGGCCTGTACTGCTTTAAGTAATGGTAATTTAGCATGTTCCGATAACGCTGTAATAATTTCGTCTTCGGTCATACCCTTAGCGGACATGTTTTGACACATTTCAAAAGTAGTTGGTTTATTTTCCTTTGTATTACTCATTGTGTTTCTCCATAAAGTAATGTTTATTAAAAGTAGTTATTTTTAACTATGATAATAATATACACCTTTTAAATTAAAATGTCTACATATTTTCTCTTTTAATTCGATTTATTTGCTTATTATCTTTCCATTTACCAAAAATTAATAAAATTACTTTTCTAATAAAATTATTATTATAACCAATCCTGGTTAATTGTAATACTACTTTTGTAATAGTTAAAATGTTTTTATTTTTATAATATTTCATTTTTATTAATATGTTCCATTAATTTTTTTATATATATATTAGGATGCATGATAAACATACCATTAGAAACAATTATTTGTCTTTCTTTACCAAAGAAAACATTTAACCATCTATTATAATTATATCTAAATTCATCCGATACTTTAACATTTTCACTTAATGAGATAACTTGTTTATATTCAAACACATTAAATGACTGGATAATTTCCATACCTTGTAATCGGTTAAAGGTTATCATTTAAATATTCTCCAATGAACAACTGTCTGGTATTTCATAATCACCTGAACCATCTCTACAAAGTTTCTTATTTGTTTCCTTACAATAAGCTTCATATTGTCTGAATTCATCCTCGAAATGAGGGCATTCATCACAAAAATCTATTTCAACTAATTTACTCATTTGTGTCTCCCAATCCAACTAGTGAAAACATTTTGGATTTTTCTTTATTTAAAATAAAAGTAGAGTCTTTTTCTAACCATATAGGTTTACTTAAATTAATACTGTAATAACCTGATTTATTAATAGTGTAAATAACTATATTTTCATCCTGTTTAGGTAATTCTTCCCAAGGAAAAAATTGTAGAGTTATCTTTATTACTCATTTACTAGCTCTATACATTGTTTACATTTAAGATCACGTCCATCTTTAACATCTAAATCTATCGTAAATAAACCACATACATTACCAATTGAACATGCAACAATATACTTACATTCTTCATAGGGATGCTTTAATTCAGAACCACAATAAACTGGGTCATCATATATTTCAACTTTTAAGTTAACAATAATACTCATTTCAACCATTCCTCTTTAATTTCTACATCTGGGTGAAGTTTGCAATATTTCCAATATGTTAAATCTTCAGCTTCATTTAGTTTACTACCATTATAAAAACAATAATATCTACTTACCGCTTTAGGTAAATAATTAGCAAAATATCTCACCTCCCAAGTTTTATCATCTAACCTATTATCCCCACAAACCAACACCTTAATATCAACCGGAACTTTAGTCCAATCAATCTCTGGCTCTGGTCGTTCAGTAACTTCATACTTAATCTCTGGTTCCTGCCAGTAGAGTTCGGGGTATTCATTATCTACTCTGCCGTGACCACTAAATGTATAAGTGTTAATTATATATTTATTTTCCCTATTGTCTGGAAGAAATGCAATTGGGTAACTATCCGTATAGTTATCTATATTTATCACTTTCCCCCAACCATATAAACAACTCCAAACCTTATCTCCTACTTTAGCATTTTTGAAAACTTCTTTCATTTTATTTTCCTCTCCAAAATAACAATCTACTACATTATTTTGTATGTCCATACTTTTAAAGAAGGAACATTCACTACATCTAATAGAACCAACAGAAACATTTCTGCGTATATTAGGACATAGGGTTATATATTTTGACTCACTTTGCATATAACTTATTTTCATGTTACTTCTCTTAATGTTTTAGTCCAATGTTTAGAACCAGTATAACGAGTTCCTAAATATTGCGGTATTAAATCTAATCTGTCCCAAGACCACCATGCGTTTCCTGAAACTATTGGCTTTGTAGGATACCAATAAAGTTTTTATTTTTATCTACAGCTACCCAGCCTTTTCCATATTTCTTTTTAGCGTACTTTACTAATTTCTTAAGTTTCATAATTATTTCCAAGCCCGACAAAGTAAACTATCTTTTCTAATTTCTAACACTTCTTTAATATGATCTTGCGCTGTGTAAGCAACTGGTTTACCCCTATTAGCAGCATTATTGTTTCTATACCTAGTTAAAATATTAAGTTCTGCTTTATATCTACAAGGATCTGTTTTTATAGAACGTGTAATTCCTTTACCATCTATTTTTAATTTCCATTTATTAATAGTTTGACGGGTTATACCCGTTGCTTTAGATATTTCAGTTGTTGTAAATAGTTTAATTAATTTCTTAAATATTTTTTCAATATCCAAATCTCTGTTTAATGTTTGTGTCATTGTTTTATCCTTTTATTGAAAATTTGAATGAGGCTTTCCACCTCAATTGTCAGGTTTGGTATGTATATGCCCATACAGGTCACGTTATGTTACCATACTGGTATCCACTGAACTATTGCTTATATGTCTTAACCATACAGGGATTCGGGCATATAAACTCAATGTTAAAGTAAAGACCGTTGATACAACTAGCCATTTAACCATACTTACCACCTATCGGCATATATATTTTCACTTTAACTGTAACCTATTATACAGATACTTTTTCAAAAGTCAAGGATTATTTTAAATAAGGGTACATAAAATATAATTTATACCCCCTTGTAAAATAATTTATAATAGTATATACTAAATATGCTTTATTGTGGACTAATTAACCCTTTAAAGTTATCACCATACTGTATGTCGCCCTCGCTAGATGTATAGTATGGTTTTCTTTTAGCGAGATGAGGGCATTACATGAATTTATATCCAATACCAGCAGAACTGAACTGCTTATTAGATAAACCTGTTTGGGGATTATTTACCCGTAACAAAATCGGAAGAAAATATACTATACCTATAATAAAAGGAAATAAAGCGTGTAGTAGTAATAATGAAGACACTTTATTAACGTTTAATGAAGTATTAGAAATAAAGAAAGAAGATCAGTATGTTGTATTAAGTATTATATTGGCTAATAATTACCTACCATTAAAATTAAACTTATTAGATATCGATGGGGAAAAGGATGATTTTAATCCCTATTATTTACAAAAGTTTTTAAATACCCCGGACACGTATGCCGAATTCTCACCTTCTGGAAGAGGTTATCACTTATTTTATTTTACAGATAAAGATAAAAAATTAGATAAAATAGATCAAAAAGGTTATGACACAGCGGATCGCGGTTTTGTAACATTTACATTTCACCCAATATCCCAACGACCCATATTAAAAGTACAGGGTATTGAGTATCAAGCAACTGGTTCAGCAGATCCGTTACCACTAAAACACGGGGATAAGATCTCTCCTATTTACTGTTATAACATGCAGAATAGTATAGAAGATATTCTTAAAGAACATGGCTACATACAAAAAGGTAAAAAGTTTTTATACCCACAATCAACTAGCGGTGTTCCTGGTGTATTTATAAACAAAAGTTGGAAAGGGGATTGGAATACCTGTTATTCCTTTCATCAAGATGACCCACTACATAATAAAATATTTGACCCATTTGAGCTTCAAGTCCTGCTTAAATACGATGGCAATAAAAAGAAAGCATTATATGAAGTTAGTAAAACTATACAAGCTATAGATGGGGAAACAGGGGAAATTTTAGATAAGACAGTGGATGAGTATAATAACCCACCTTCTGATTTACAATCCTTTTTGGATGAAGAAACTCATCAAGGGTATCCAGAGTTTAATGAGGATATTTTTATGCAATGGCCTGAGCCTTGGCCTTTATTATTTAAAACATATAAAAGTTTAATTTATAATTATGTTCCGGTGATTGCTATGCCGTCGTGTGCTAGTTGGCATGGTGTTGGACTGTTCAATAAATTTAAAACGCACTGGGGCCGCCCTGTTAATACAGCTAATATTATAGGAAGCCGCTCTGGTGGTGGTAAGGATGTGAACACAGCTGAAGTAATGGACAGTATTATTACATTATTGGGTCAAGAATGGGGTTTACAAAATTTAGAATTGGATAGATTTTTAGATGCTATTAATCCGGTTAATGTAAGTAATAGTAGTGGAACAAATTATTTACAGACAATTGCTGGGGAAGGTCGTGAAGGTGGTTGCTTTTATTTAGATACAGAGGCTAGTTCTCATTTTAGAAATATGGTGAATTCTAAAAATAGTAATGTAGATAATATCTTAAGTGTAGATATTGCTGCATACAATGGAAAAAGCTTACCTGGACGGGTAACACAAAATACTAATTTAGATCCAATTAAAAATCCAAATGTAACGACATTGCGTTTGTTACAAACTGGTATGTTGGGTGAAGCATTTAATGAAAGTATGTCAACAAGAGGTTACTTTCCAAGGTTGTCTATATTTTTAGATTTAGAGGAACGCAAAACAGCCTGTTCTACTGGTTATACGGATGAAACAGATGTTAGTGGAAATCACTTACCAAATGAATATGTAGAGTTTATGAAGTTTGTTGCAACGTATGTTACCAATCCAAATGCCCCAGTTATAAGAATTTATAGTGGCAAAAAAGACAGTGTATTAGATAAGTATAATAGGTTGTTAATTAAATACCGTGATGAAAATAAAGCATTTAGTGATGATGAATGGGCTACATTAGAAAGAGTAGCAGGTTACTTTGAAAAACAAGTGACATTAGTAACAGCTTATAATTATTTATGGAGATTGTATAAAAAATTACCTGTAAATGATTTAGTAAAAAATATTTTAGATGGTGAGGTTGAGGCTTTAGATGGTGGTCAATTTGAGCAGAACTTAGTTCCATTAATTAACTACTATGTTAAAGTAAAACGCTGTATGTTTAGGGAACATTTTGTGGAAACAACAGTATCTAAACAAGACAAGGCGTTAGATAAGATATGGGAAAAGCTTTTAAAAAGTAAGGCTGCTAATGTTGCACCATGGAGAAAGAAAGGTGGAATACCTATAACAGTAATAAACAATCGGTTACAACAGGATAGAGCATTTAAACAATACCATGATGATAGTATTAAAATTAATCGGATTTTAGTTAATTGGTCACATATTAGAGGGTTGAAGGTACTTATGGTAACGGCCGCTACTGGTAAAAAGAGAAATTGTTTTTGTTTTAAGTGATGTAATTGTATTTGAATTAACTTGTTAATAACCTTAAGGAAAGTAATGTTATTGAAAACATTTTAAAATAACCATAAAATCTATAAGTTTATTAGTAAATTAAATTTAAAGAAATAAGGATGTATTTAGGAATGTTGAGTTGTGTTAAAGGGATGGATAGGTTGTTAAATAACCCTTTAATTAAAACGGTTATAATTTATTTTTTAAATTACATGTAAGGTAAGTATAGCAAGGGTTTGCATGGGATTTAGGTACTATAATTTAAAATAACTTAAAAATAAATTATGAATGTAATAAATTACTATAATTTAAATAATTTACGTTAAATTATAATTAAATTACGTGTAACCCAAGCGGGGCAAGGGATTCCAGAGAAGTGACAGATAATTTAAATTTTTGCAGTATATCGGGGGATGGCCCGGAATGTCACATAAAAACAACATGTGGTAAAAAAACAACAACCCCACAAAAAGTAGGGTTATTTTAATTAATAAAAAATTATTATGTATATAAGTATAGAGGTAGTAGTACTGGGGGCTGGACGTAATTTAAAAAATAAATTATATTAAATTATTTTGTACATGGTGTAATATTTTCATGGATGTTATAAAAGGCTAGTTTATTTAGCAGGAGAACAAGAAAATGGATAAACAAAACGAACAAACAGACGTTCCCTTGTTAAGGGATTTTTTAAATGGGGAGGTATTGGATCCAGCATTTATTCATTACGATGAAAGCTCTGGTTTAAGACCTAAACTAAAACCATTCCATATATTAGTGGAAGATTTACGCCAAGCACATACAGATATGTATCTTATGCGCGAAGGTATAACTGGAGCCGAATTAAGAAAAGTTCTGCTTCCAGAGTTATTAAATAAATCAAAATTCTTTTTAGAAGTTGCTGAAGGTTCAAAAGTATTTGCAACACGTAATCAAGGGGAAGCTGCTTTAACGGCTTGGAAGACATTAGATAAAATTATTTCAGAATCAAACGATTTAATGAATACTAAAGATTTAACTTCTAAACAACAAATTACTCAAAGTGTATTAAATGGTAAAATGGGTGTAGATGATGCAGAGAAGTTAATTAATTTAATTTCACATACAGATTGTGACGGTATACAAAAATTAATAGATAGGTTAGAATCAGAATTGGATTAATTTAATAAAGGTACATATTTTTGAAAATAATACTTGACTTTTTTATTTAATGTTGTATAATAGATTACATAAGTTAAATATTATAGGGGGAATTAAACATGTCAACTACTCAATTTTCAACACAGCTTTCAGCCATGCAGGAAGCTTCTAAAATAATTACTTTAAATTTTAATGTTCCTATTGAATATATGATGTTTAATCAGTGGAGATTTAGAGAATTCTACCCTACCCATTACACTGTTATAGATACCAGAAATAATAATACGATTTGTAAATTGGTTGTTAATTATAATAAATATAATCAATTTTGGACGGCTGAAATAGAGAGTAATCACCAGATTGTTACACTACCAGTTAGAAAGAATTCGCTGTATGGTAGTGAGATAAATGAATTTACAGCTATTTATGATGGTTGTGGTTATCTTAATAAATATTGTTTTCAACCTATAAATAAAAAGACCCCAGATAGAGAAATACTATATTGTGAAAAAACACAAAAAGATTGTAATATTACTAATTGCCCTAAATTGGATAGGTAGAATAAAATGAAAATGAAGACCGCATGGTGGGGATGCCAAATACTAGCAGAAACTACTGAAGACAAAGAAGTATTAGAAAAATTACTTGAATCTTTACCTAAAGAAAACATCGATGGTTATGAAGAAGGTAATATAGAAATAATTAATGAAGGCTCGATTGAATGGGATCAATTTTCTATTAAGGAAGTAAAACAGTTTCCATTAGTTATAGAAATAAATAGGTGAGTTGTTATGAACAGAAAAATGTTTGTTGTTTTAGATGCAAGGGTAATTGAAGTATACAGGGATGAAGTAGTTAAACCTAATCTTTCTTTGGGAGGAAGTGTTCGTGGCCGTAAGATTTTGAATCGTTAGATAAGTCGGATGAAGGTTATTCTGATTCGTATTTAGATCCTGAAAGAGTAACATATAACGATTTATATGATTGGAACCTAGATAGTATTGATCCAGTTGCAGCCGTTCAAAATATGGCTTGTCATTTAGAAAGAAGAATGGGTGTTTTTCCAGCACTCTTAGACGGTGAATTAAAAGGAAATAAACAATGATAGCTTTAATAAGATTAGCACTAACAGTATTTCTAATTTACTTGTCTTATGTAGAGACAGGTGGTATAATTACATCTCTTATATTATTTCTAACTTATATTATATTAGAGTTAATAATAGTACAAATTAGTAGATTTAGTAATTATCTAAACATGTTAGCCAAAATAGGGGGAGCTGATGAAAATAATAGTAAAAACAAAATTAAGCGGTATATTGCTTGAAGATGATGTTAAAATTAGTAATATTACTAAATGTAAAGAATTAACTGATCATTTAGTTAGACGCGTTAAGGAATTGGATAAGCAACAGCAGAACAGTCAATTATCAAAGATATTATGGGATAGTAGGTTAAGATATGAAATTAATAATTAAAGGTGATTTTAATCATAATTTTCCAACGGAAAAGTTTGAAGAGTTTGATCCAGATTGTTTAATTTCTTCAACTGAGGTACAATTAGATATAAAAGATAAATCTGTTGTTGAAGTAATGGAATTTATTTCGTATATTGACTTAGAAGATATTCCACTGTATTATAATGGTGAAAATTTAATTATGAAATTAATTGGGGAGATTTAAAATGGACGATATATTTACAAAATTAGTAGACCATACTATAAAAAGTTATATTATTTATAAAGAAGTATTAGAATTAAATGAAGAACAAATAAGATTAAGGTTAGATAGAGAACTTACTTTTTTAACTCCAATGATCGCTAAACAGCTTATTGAAAGTACTATGGAGCGTATGAGTAAAGAAACTAGAAAGTTGTTTAACCCTACAAATAAAACAAATGTAGAAAAAGTTCGTAAGTATTTTAAAGCTAATCCTAATGTAACAGATAATGAATTAAATAAATTTGTTGATTCTTTAGACCCTAATGATTCTATAGATCCTAATGGGAGTTGTAACAATATAGTTGATCATTTTAAATTAAATGAAAATGATTCTATAGAATTTCCAATTTTTTGTAATGAAAATCATTTATGTGAATCTTGTCAAGGAGAAGTATAATGTATAATCCATTTAGAGAAAAACTATTAGTAATATCTGTTAGATTAGCTATGCGACAGTATGAGTTGGAGTTAGCCAGAGCTTATCGTGATAAATTATTAAAGCAAGGGGTATTGTAATGCAAACTATGAGACATGCAGTTGGTAAAGGTTTTATCACTAAAGAGTTTATGGAAGAAACAGAAAAGGCTAATGACTTAAATCAACTTGATCAACATTTTAAAGATTTAGAAGAAATGTTAAGCGAAGAACAGAACTTAAAAGATAAAGTTAAAATGCAATACTTAAACAGTAATTTCGAGGCAATGGCTGATGAACAGACGTAACTTTATAAAATCCATAGTAGCAGGTATTTCAACATTAAGTTCTGTTTTTGTAGTTGGTAAAGAACTTAAATGTAAGAAGCAAGATGTTGAATGTTTAGCTAATAATGATGAAAATGGTACGTTTAAAATACGCGAAAAACCTATATATTGCTTATATAATTAAATAAGGTATACTTATGAACGTCTACGATTGTGATAAATGTAACCATAACAAAGACAAGGATAAGCCAAAAAGTTTTTATTCCGTATGTTATTTAGGGGATAAATTTGAAGAAAAGGAAATTGTGTCCGGAGTGCAAGAAACAACCACTAATAAAACTATCCAGTCTTAATTTAAAAATATGTTGTTGTGGGTATAAAGAAGAGTGGAAGTTAAATAAAAATCAAAAATCTGTAGGGTTAAAACGGTATTATTAAATGTCCCAAATAATTAAACTTCCTTTACCACCAAGTTTTAATCGGTATTATGCACGAGGTAAATTTATTACAAAAATTGGTAAAGAGTACAGGATGCAGGTTATTACTGCTATTAATAGGCAGAATGCTGTGTTTAAGGCTAATATACCATTAAGTTTAGAAATTGTAGTAAATTACCCAGAGGATGGAGATTTAGATAATTTTACAAATACTAAAGGTTTATTCGATGCTTTAACCCATGCTAATGTTTGGCAGGACGATAAGTTAATTAAACAATTTTTAGTAACAACCGGAATACACTGTAAAAAACGGGAGGAGGGAAGTATTCTGTTAACAATTAAGCCCTACGAACAATAATAAAATATACCTTGTAATTTATAAAAAAATAAAGTATACTATAGCGTATTATTTTATTTTTGGGGTATATTTCGTGGGTAACGAAACTGATGTTACAACTAAACTAAAGGAACTGAATTGTGATCCGTTACAACTGTCCGCTAGGATAGCTTTAGGTAAAGACATAACCTTACCTCATCCAATGTACGATAAAATTAAAAGAAAATGGATAGAAGTTTTAAAAAAATTAAAAGAAGACGAAATAGATTTACTATCCTTAACTGAGTTTTGGAATATGCTTGATAAAGCTTTAAAAGCGTCACCCCCAACGCAAGAAGTTCGTTCCAAGCATATTCTAAATCTAACTAAGTTTGTTGCTCCAACCTTAAGTTCTGTATCCCAGGATGTTAATCCTGAAAATATTGCGGACGCCTTGAAAGAATTAGCGGGGCAATTACCAGAATGAGTAATAACCCTAATATCCCACTTAAATTAAAAAAGCAATTTGAAAGATGGTATAAACTTAAAGACCATCCTGTTCAATTAGAATTAGTTAAAGCGATTCCTAATGGTGTTCGTTTCCCATTAGTACCAGCAGGAAGACGATCTGGAAAGACAGAACGTTTTAAACGGTTTCTTTCTAAATTAGCAATGGCTACCCCAAACGAAAAATATTTTGCAGCCGCTCCAACGTATGCACAAGCTAAAAAAATATTTTGGAATGATTTAAAAGATTTAACGTTATCCTACACGCATCTAAAAAGGCCAAGCGAAACAGAACTACAAATTTATTTACCTAATAATACAGAAATTCATATTTTAGGTATGGATAAACCAGAAAGAATAGAAGGTGTTAACTGGACAGGTGGTGGAATAGACGAAATAGCTAATATTAAATCCAAAGCAGTAAATGAAAACATTATGCCGGCATTAGATACTGAGAATCCAACAAAACCAGGATATCATGCATGGTGTTGGTTTTTGGGTGTACCTGATGGATTAAACCATTATTATACAATGTGCCAAAATGCTGAAACAGGTAAGACTCCAGATGCTAAAGTATTTCATTGGAAGTCCGCAGAAATACTATCCCCGGAAGTAATTGCCGCTGCTAAAAGAAGGATGTCTAAACGACAGTATAAACAGGAGTATGAAGCAAGTTTTGAGACAGCTTCTGGACGTATTTACGAGGACTATAGTTCTGCTAATTATACTAAGCGTACAATTCAACCACACGAACAAATATTATGGATGCATGATCAAAACTTTACGCCATTATCTAGTGCAATAGGTGTCAGGGAGGAAGAAAAACTATTTCTATTGGATGAGATAGTTTTAACATCCGCTAAGTCAGAACAATCGGCTATTGAATTTGTGGAGAAATATAAAAATCACCAAAATAAACATTTATTATTGTATGGTGATCCTAGTGGTAAGAATGGTGAAAAGCATGGTCATGAATCTGATTATATTGTAATTGAAAAAATATTAACTAAGAATGGTTGGAAAGTAGAAAGAAGGATAAGACCAGGACACCCACCTATTAAAGATAGACAGAATGCTGTAAGGGCTAAAATAAGAACAGCTGATGATCACATTACTTTATTCGTTAACCCAGAAACAGCTCCTTGGTGTCATAATGGGCTAGCTACTGTTCAAGTTAAAGAAGGATCTACATTTCAAGAAGATCAAACTAACGAATACCAGCATATCACAACCGCTATAGGGTATTGTATAGAATTTGAATGGTCTTTAGATGAAGCAATTATTTTTACTGGTATTGGTTCAGTACATTAATTATAAGGAAAGAAAATGGCTATTGATGAACAACATAAACAGTATAAGAAGTATTTTCCTATATGGAAAGAAATAACAGATATTATAAACCAAGAAAATTTAAAAGATCTTTTAATACCTGTTGAGTCTATATATGGTTCTACAAAGAAAACAAATGTAAAAAGTAGGAATGATGCTTACCAAGAAAGAGCAGTCTTTTATGCTATTACTGCTAATACTGTAAAGGGTCAAATAGGTTTAATGTTTAGTAAAGAACCTAAGTTAGAATTACCGTCTCAATTAGAGTATGTTAAAACTAATATTGATGGTCGTGGTAATTCTATTTTTCAACAATCTAAGGCAGTAGCAAAAAATGTAGACGCTATAAGTCGCGAAGGATTATATACAAGTTATCCTATTACAAATGGGGAAGTTTCTCAAGCTGATATTAATTCTGGTGCAGCTGTTGCTACTATACAAAGAATTACAGCACAACGGATTATTAATTGGCGTGAACAATCTTTTGGAGCTAAAATAAAACTAGTATTTCTTACATTTACTGAAATTAAAGAAGAAATGCAAGAAGATTACACTATTAAAGAAACTCAACAAATACGTGAATTATTTTTAGATACAACAGGTGAAAATCATATTTATAAAGAACGTGTTTGGAGTAAAACAGATAATGAAAATTGGGTAAAAGGAGAAGATATAACTCCAAGAGATAAAAACGGTAAACTATTTGATGAAATTCAATTTGATTTTATTGGGGCTGAAAATAACGACAGTGACGTTGATGAACCGAATCAATTAGCTATTGCTAGACTAAATAAAGCTCATTTTAGAAACAGTGCTGAATATGAAGATAATGTTTGGTGGATTGGTCAGTCTCAACCTTGGATGTCAGGAATTACACAAAACCATATTAATTTAATGAAAGAAAATAATATGTACGTTGGTTCTAGAGAATTGATGGGTGTACCTCCTGGGGAACAATTTGGAATAGATGGTGCCCCAGAAAACCCATTGGTTCGCCAAGCTATGTTGGATAAAGTAGATATGATGGTTAGTTTAGGAGCACAACAAATCCAAGTTGGAGGAGTAGCTAAAACAGCCACCCAAACAAACTATGAAAAAGGAACTCAATATTCTGTAACTTCAATGGTCGCTAATAATGTAAGTTCTGCTTACACTTCAGCATTAGCAAGAATGGAACGATTTATGTTAGGGGAAGTTACTGGAGAATCTTTATATCAAATAGATACTGATTTTATAAAACCAGATGCGGATCCTGCTTTATTAAAAGAAATAGCTTCTCAATGGCAAGTTGGAGCAAGGCCGACATTTGATTATATTCGTAGAATGAAAGAATTAGGTGAATTTGATAAGGACAAATCAGATGAAGATTATTTAGATGAGTTATTTAGAGAAGATATGCCGAATTTAGAAAACACTAATGGGGAAGAGTAATGACAACCATTACTTATAAAGATGGTGTAATCGCTTATGATTCTTTAGCTGTTAGCGATATTACAATAGTAGATAATAATTTTGATAAACATATTGAAAAAGATAATGTTCATTTTTTCTTCTCAGGATGTGTTGCAGATATAACTAAACTTATAGAATGTTATTTTGGAGCAAAACATAAAATAAATAGCAATTCATCAGCTATTGTCTACGATAAAAACGATTTGTTTATTATAGGATTTGGTAAAAATGGTAATTATTATTGTGACCCAGAACGATTAGATAACTGTATCGCTATAGGTTCCGGTACTGATCACGCTTTAACGGCTATGGATTTAGGTTGTTCTGCAAAGAAAGCTATAAAAATGGCTGCAAAAAGAGATACTTGTACAGGTGGTAAAATTAGAAAGTTTAAAATAAACGGAATATAAAATGGCTGAAATTAAAAAAGATTTAATAAAAATGCTTGCAACTACTGGAGCTAAAATCCCAGAAGAAATATTAGGGGTTGAAGTTGATGTTATAACTCCAGAACATTCTATATCAGATGTAATAAGATATTGTATGGAACAAAGTAGTGTAGATGAAGTAGTGTATATCGCTAATAATATAAAGAAAGAGTTTGAATACCCTTGGGATGATGCTTTGAAAGAACAAAGTGATATTAAAAATAAACAAGATTTATTAGAAGTAAATAATTCTTCTAAACAAGTAAAATTAAATGGAGTAATTATTAATAATTGTAAACATATAAACTATGGTAATTTAACCCCTGATTCAATAAATGAAGTTGTTATAGTATTATCATTACCAGATGTAGAAATTAAAAATGGCTAAAACACCTAGTCAATTAATTGAAATAGCAACACGGTCTCAAGTCTTTATAGAAAGATATAAAGGTGGTATTGTTAAAGAATATGAACCATTTCTTGTTGAAATGGCTAAATTGATTCGTAAAAAATTAGAAGGTAAAGAACTTACTAGTTTTTCTAGAGGTCGTTTAAATAAATTACTTAAAGTTATTGCTAAAGATTTAATGATTCTTCAGGGAACATACTTAGATGAAGATTTTTACCCATCTAGTTTTACGTTAGCTAAACAACAAGCTAAATTTGAAGTTAAGTCATTACAACAAGTTGTTAAATATGATTTTGTCACACCTTCCGAAACTCAGTTAACTAGTGCAGTATTAACCAACCCCATGAGTGCAGAAGGTTATGCTGGTAAATTATTAGACCCTTTTATTAAGGATATATCTAAAAATGAAGTAGCTAAAATAACTAATTTAATAAGACAAGGTGTGTATGAAGGATTGACCACACCTCAGATAGTAAATAATATTATAGGTACTAAGAAAAATAAATTTACGGATGGTCAATTGGTTAAAACAAATAGAAACATGTCTAATATGGTTAGAACAGCCGTTCAACATGTTTCTAGTCAAGCAAGACAAGAAACATGGAATAGGAATAATGATATAATAAAAGGAGTTACTTGGGTTAGCACCTTAGATAGTAGAACTTCTACTATATGTCGATCTTTAGACCAGCAAGAATTTCCTTTAAATAAAGGTCCTAGACCACCTATTCATATTGGTTGTCGTTCCACTACAGCAGCATTATTAAGTGAACAATTTGCTTTTTTAAGAAAAGGAGCAACACGTAAAGCCAGAAATCCTGAAACAGGTAAAGTTGAAGAAATACCTGCTAAAACCTCATATTATGATTGGTTAAAAGGACAATCTTCTTCTTTTCAGGACAGTGAATTAGGTAAAACCAGAGGTAAATTACTTCGAGATGGTAAATTAAGTTCACAACGATTTGCTGAATTACAATTAGGTCGTAACTTTAGACCTTTAACAACAATAACCCGCAATGGTAAGAAAATAACCCCATTAGAACAAATGGAAGAAATGGAACCATTAGCTTTTGAAAGAGCTGGAATATCTAGTGAGTAATAAACTTTAATTAAACTAAAAGGAAAATAAAATGAATAAAAAATTTATAGCAATTGCAAGACCACAAGACCCATATTCAAAAGATTGGTTAGATTATAATCGTCAAAACCCACATCTTCATAGAAGTGTTGGAGGGGATGGGGATAACGAAGGTACTCCGGACATTAAAGAGTTACAAGATACCATAGATAAAATGCAAACTAGTATGGATACATTAAAAACTCAAAATGAAAATTTACAAGCATCTAACCAGAAATGGGAAGATAAACATAATGAAGCTGAAAAGCATCGTAAGAAACAAGAAAAAGAAGCACAAGAAAAAGCTGATGAAGCAGCTAGAGCCTCTGGGGATATTGAAGCATTAACAAATTCTTGGACTACTAAGTATAATGAGTTAGAAACTTCTTCAGGTGAAGAAATTAGTAGTTTAAAAAATATTATTAAAAATTTAACTGTTACAGCCACAGCAGAATCAATAGCTTCTAAAATTGCCATGGAAGGATGTGCTGAAATTATTCAACCCCATATTGAAAGAAGATTATACGGTGAAATTAAAGATGGTCAAGCACTAACTAAGGTATATAGTGAAGATGGTAAAGTATCTGCATTAACTATAGATGATTTAGCTAAAGAATTTTCTGAAAATAAAAAATTTGAAAAAGTAATGCGAGGCAGTTCTGCTTCAGGTGGTGGAGGTACTTCCGAAAGTGGTGGAGGAGTATCTGGCGACAATGTTATTAAACGTTCTGAATTTGATAAAATGAACCCAACTCAACAGGCATTACACATGTCTAAGAAAGGAGCTGGAGTAGTAGATTAGTAAACTCTAATATAAGTAAAATAATTGTAATTTTTACTTGACTTTTCTAATTTTTTATTTTAAAATTTGGGTAACGTAAAAATTAGAAAAGGGTTAAGAGAGTAACTTAACCCCGATAGGTCGGTGACCTTCTAATGATATTTAATTCATTGGTAGGCATCGACTTTTTATTGCCTCCATTTTATAATTTAATAAGAGGTAATAAAAATGGCTAATACTATCACAGGCTTAACGGTTAGTATTTATAATGCTTTAGATGTCGTATCCCGTGAATTAACAGGTTTAATTCCTTCTGTTACTTCCGATATGACGTATGATCGTGCTGCCGTTGGTCAAGCAGTAACTTCTCCAGTTGCTCCAGCAGCAACAGCCTCCGATATCACTCCAGCAGTAAACCCTCCAGACGACGGTGATCAAACAATTGGTACAACAACCATGACGATTTCTAAGTCACGTCGTGTTCCAGTTCGTTGGAATGGTGAAGAACGTCTAGCACTAGATAATAATGGTGCTCAATATAATGTTATTTTACGTGATCAATTTGCTCAAGCAATGCGAACATTAGCCAATGAAGTAGAAACTGATCTTGGTGCTTTATACGTTGGTGCTTCACGTGCTTATGGTACAGCAGGAACAACACCTTTTGCAACAGCAGGTGATTTCACAGATGCTTCTTTTCTTGCTAAAATATTAAAAGATAATGGTGCTCCAAATACTGGTAATAGTATGGTATTGGATACAACAGCAGGGGCGAATCTTGTTGGTAAACAGTCACGAGTCGATATTGCTGGTCAAGACGATATGCTTCGTAGAGGTGTCTTATTGGATACGGCTGGTTTTGCTATTCGTGAATCAGCAGGTATTCAAACTCCAGCAGTTGGTGATGCAGCTAGTTATGTTACTGATACAGGAGCAACTTATACTGTTGGAACAACTACTATTCATGTGGATACTGGGACAGGTGATGTCTTAGCAGGTGATATAATTACTTTCGCAGGTGACACTAATAAATATGTTGTTGCTACTGGATTCACTGGTGATGGTGATAATGATGTTGTTATTGCTAAACCTGGATTAAGAGAGACACTTGCGGATGGTGTTGCTATGACAGTTGTTGCAGCAGCAACTAGAAGTATGGGTTTCGCTCGTTCGGCTATTGCATTAGCAACTCGTATTCCAGCTTTACCTAAAGATGGAAGCGGTCGTGAAGTCGATATGGCTGAAGACAGAATGATAGTTACAGATCCTAATTCAGGATTATCCTTTGAAATTGCTATGTACTTACAATACAGACAGATCCAGTATGAAGTATCATTAGCATGGGGTCAAGTGGTCACTAAGCCTGAACATCTAGCGTTGCTCCTTGGTTAATGTTAATTATTAAGTAGTTAATAATTTAAAATAGATGTTTTTAGTGAATTGGAAGGAGTTAATTCCTTTGCTCCTTCCTCTCTAACAAAGGAAAAATAATTATGCCTAGAATAGAAACTGTTAAAATAAAATCAGATTGTCTTAGAGGTTACATTATAATTAATAAAGAAGATCTTAAAGAAGATCAAGAATTATTTATTAATAAAGAAGTTGGAAACACAAACAATGAAATAAATACTTCTGAAGAGGTTGAAAAATCTGCTCCTTGGGAAAATACTGAAGAAGATAATGACTAATCCAACTAATAAATCTGGTATACTAGTAAGTGTTCCAACTAATCAAGAAGGTGCTCAACCTCGTTTGGTTACGGAAACTGATGGTTTACCAACTAAAACCATATCTGAAACTACTAATAGTATGATGATAGGTGCTTTTGGTGAATTATTAACAGGTATTAAAAGGGATGATATTACTGTCCAGTTTCAATACGATTATCTTAACGATGTTGATGATTTAAGAACTCCAGTATTAACTGGAGATGGGACTGCAACGGTATCTGGAGGACTTCTAACAACGTCTTCAGTAATAACAGGTACATCCACTGTTGAATCTAGAAAAGCTATCCATTATGTTCCCGGACACACAGGTTATATTGATTTTACTGCTTCATTTAGTGGTTCAGGTATAGGTCAAATTGGTGGATTTGATGATGAAGATGGTTTCTTTATAAAATACGATAATGGGACGTTATCTTTTGGTTATAGATCAGATGGTTCAGATACAACTGAAACAGTTAGTTTTGAAGGTATTACTCATCCAGATGGTACAGCAGTTGATTTATCTAAATTAAATATTTTTAGAATTTTATTTGGTTATTTAGGAGTTGCTTCTCCTATACTATTAATAAAATTAGGTGATTATAAATTAGTACATATTATAGACACTGAAGGTAAACTAGAAACTACCCATGTACAAAATCCAGCTTTTCCTATCAGAAGTTATGTTGAAGATGGAATGATAGTTAAAACAGGATCATGGGGAGGTGGAATTATAGGTTGTGAAGAAAGAGCTATCGGTAGAGCATTTCATTTCCCAAACAATAAGTTGGTCGATGGAGCAGGTGCAGGTCAAGCAAACATGGTTTTGTCTGGTACAAATGTTGGAACTGCTATTATTTTCCATAACAAGACTTCTTATAAAAGTAAGACTAACAAAGTAATTGCTAAATTATTACAATATGCTATTTATGTTGATCCCCCTAGTAGCGGAAGCGGATCAGTTGCTTGGCAATTAATTGCTAATGCAACTTATTCGGGATCACCAACTTATGCAGATATAGACAGCAATTCGTCCATTATCGAATATGACCATACTGCTCCAACTGGTGCTAGTGTAGAATATTCAAGTAGTGGAAGAGTAATTCTTTGTGGGAATTTATATTATGATGCTGGTCAAGGAGCTAGTCCAGGAATTTATGGAAACTCTGGAGCTATTGATGCAGCTAGATTGGGAGCTGTTGCTACTCCAAATGATAATTTCTGTTTAATATTTAAAGATAGAGGTGGTAACAATGTAACTGTTAGATGGTTCTTTGATTGGGAGGAACTTTTTTAATGGCTCTAATTATTGAAGATGGTTCTCAAGTTGCAAATGCCGATAGTTATGTTACTCAAGCAGATTACATTACTTATGCCGCAAAGTTAGGTATAACCATAGACGCTGTTGATGCTACAGATGAACAATTAAGAAAAGCTGCTAATTTTATTGGGGATCATGAAGCTAACTTAAAAGGATGTAAAGTATCCCGTGATCAATCCATGGCTTACCCTAGGTATGATTTATGTATTGAAGGATTTTACTGGGCTAGTGATGAAATACCTAGACAAGTAATTTTAGCCCAAATGAATATTGCTTTAGACCTAGAAGCTGGTATAGATATTTATAACCCAGCACAGTCAGATAGCACACCAGTAAAACGGGAAAAAATAGAAGGTGCTGTAGAAATCGAGTATGCAACTAAAGAATCTTCACCTTTGTCTAGACGTTCTAGCAGTACTGCTTTAATGTCTAGTTTATTAGAAAATAATGGTTTAAATATTAGGTTAGTAAAACGATGAGTACTACTTTTTATAACAAATTAGCTAACACGGCTGGAAGGTTATTAAATAAGTATGGTACAACAATTAATTTAAGTAGAATAACAGGTGAAGTTCGAAATCCTGTTACAGGAGAAGTAACTCCCGGAACTACTACAGTTTTTAAACCTAAAGGTATTTATCAAAAAATACCACAGAATTTAATAGACGATACTAGAATTTTAGCAAGTGATAAAATGATAGTATTGGACGATACAGAAGAACCATTAATGTCTGATACGATTGATGGTTGGAAAATGGTAAATATTATTATAGTTGAACCGTCTACTATACCAATAGTTTATATAGTGCAGATAAGAAAATGAGTTTTGCGGATGATATTAATAAGTTTGTTGAAAAAACTAATGCTAAGGCTGAAAAAGTTTGTAGAGCTGTAACTATATCTGTATTTACGGATGTTATTTTAAAAACTAGCGTAGATACTGGTAGATTAAGAGCTAATTGGCAAACAACAGTCGGTGAACCTGCAAGCGGTGTTTTAGATAGAACAAGTAAAAAACAAAAAGGGGAAGAAGGTGGAGCTTCTTATAATGAAGTATTAAAAACTGTTCAACCTTTTGCTATAAATTGGTTAACTAATAATCTCCCCTATGCTAAAGTCAGGGAAGAAGAAGATGGGATGGTTAGAAGTAGTATAGTAAGGGCTGAAAGAGCTTTACGGGAAGAAGTTAATAAATTAAATAATTAGAGGATCACAAAATGGCTTTAACAACTAGAATAGCAGTAAACACACTATTGAACCAAACAGGTTCTAATGATTTGGGGTCTCCTAAATTTGATGTTGATGTTGATAATATTTTAAATATGGCGTCTGGGACTTCTTCTGGTCAGGCGGATTTAGCTTTTGCAGACCAACGAACATTATCCGCAAGTGCTACAGAAGATATAGACTTAGCTGGAACATTAATAGATGGTCTAGGTAATACTTTAACATTTGTAAAAGTTAAAGCTATATTAATTAAAGCTGCAACGGGTAATACTAACAATGTAGAAGTAACTCCAGCAGCAGCAAATGGATTTGTTGGACCGTTTGCAGATGTAAGTGATCAAATAGATATTGCTCCAAATGGTATTATGTTAGTTACCGCTCCAAATGATGGTTGGGCGGTAACAGCGGGGACAGGTGATTTATTAACAATCACAAATAGTGCAGGTGGAACAAGTGTTACTTATGATATAATTATTGTGGGAACCAGTGCTTAATGAGTGTTAAGATTGGTCAAGCGTTTATCCAAGCATTTATAGATGCTAATTTTGGATTGGAGATAGCTCATCAAAATGAAAACTATACTCCAACCGAAGATATAGAATATTTTGAATTGATCAATATACCGAACGATGAAACACCATTAAGTATTAAACATACAAATGAAACAGATGGGATTTTTCAAGTCAATTTATATTGGCCTTCTGGTACAGGGGCAATTGACGCAAAATTAAAAGTTGAAGAAGTTACGGAAGCTTTTAAAATAGGGACAGAGGTTTGTTACTCAGGCCAATGTGCAACAGTTACCAAGACATCAGTTGATTCGGGAACGAACAAAGATGGTTGGTATAAGACTATTATAACGATTGGTTATTATGCCAATATAACGAGGTAATTAAAATGACAGCTAATAACGTTGGAATTAGTTTAGGTACAACAGTATCTATTTCAGCAAGTCAACCAGCAACAGAAGATCAAGCAGGTTACGAAGCATTAACTTATACAGAAGTGGGTGAAGTAACTAATATTGGGGAAGGTGGCGGTACTGCTCAAATTACGAATTTTGTACCTGTAAAATCAGGTATTGTTCATAAACGTAAAGGTTCTAGAGATTATGGTACACAGTCTTTAGAAATTGCTAAAGATGCTACAGATGTTGGACAGGTAGCATTACAGTCAGGTTTTGATGGTGCGAATAAAGATATTATTCACTCTGTTAAATTAGACGATGGTGATGAAGTGGTTTATTTCCAAGGACTTATTTCTAGTTTCACAACGGTTCGCGGAGATGCTAATACTATCATTTCTCATAATTGTAACATTGAAAGAACAAGTGCTTCTGTTGATGTTTAATTTGTAGGGAGCACTACTGCTCCCAGTATTAATTTTTAAAAATAAAGGAAAAATAAAATGGATTTAATAGATCATAAATTACCAGATACAATCGATGTACACCTTGAAACTCCCAATGGTGATTTACTATATGGAGAAGATGATAGAGGTGAAACAGATGAAAATAAACCATTTATTATAGGTTTACATTTACCTCAATCTGAAGCTATGCGTCAATATGATAATAAGATTCATAGAAAAACTTTGAAAGCAGTAAATAAGCGTAATTCTGGAAAAATAAATACTTCCTTAGAAGAAGTTAGGGAAGAAAATTTAGAACGATTAGTAGCTTATACTTCTCATGTTAAAAATGTTATTTATAATAAAGAAAAAATAACAAAAGATAATATTTATAAAGTATATGCTGATCCTAATCTAGGGTTTATTAAAAACCAATTAGAAAAAAGATTAGAAGGATATTCTAGTTTTTTGGGGGAATCGTAGCTTCTGCCAGAGATTATTTTATAGTTAATGCTTGGTTAGACTGTGCACCAAATAAAACAGATAAACCTAGAAGGGAAAAGTACGAAGATTCACCAGAAGTTGAGTATATGCCTGAAAGGGAAGCCCTTTGGTTGGTGGAATTAGCTAAACAATGCGGTTTATACCAAGCAACTATGAGCGGTATTTTACCAATACCATGGACAGAAATAAGAGCGTGGCAAAAAGCTACTGGATATACTGATTATTGGTTAGCTGAAACAATAAGAGGTTTATCAAAAGATTATGTAAATGAGTTTAATGAAGCAAAAGATCCAGCTAGAGTTTCACCTTTATTAGAGGTAACATCTAAAGAGGATCATAGAGCTAAAGTATCTAACCAGTTAAAGAAATTTAAGGAAAATAATAAGTAATGCCAGATCTAGGAAGCATTAAAGTTAAGTCAGATACTACCGAAGTTAAACATTCTACTACGGATCTTAATAACTTTAATAAAAAAGCAAAAGAAACAGATAAAGCCACGGAGAAAATTTCTAAAGGTTTCTCTACAATGGCTGACTCTGCTAAAAACCTTAAAAATGCTATTGCTGCAATAGGTTTATTAGGTTTTACTAGCAAGATAGTTAATGTTGCTAAAACGACAGAAATGTATATTGCTAGATTAAAAACTATGGTTGGTAGTATGGATCTTGCTACCAGCTCATTTAATCGTTTAAATGAATTCGCAAAAACAACACCTTTTTCACTTCAACAATCCATAGATGGATTTGTTAAACTTAAAGCTTTAGGTTTAGACCCTTCAGAACGTGCTATGCGTTCTTATGGTAATACAGCAGCAGCAATGGGAACTTCTATGCACCAAATGATAGAAGCTGTTGCGGATGCTAGTACCTTTGAATTTGAACGTTTATTAGCCTTTGGTATTAAATCCCGTCAACAAGGTGATAATGTTACCTTCACTTTTAGAGGTGTTGAAACTACAGTTAAAAAATCATCTAAAAACATTCAAGAGTTCTTATTAGGAATTGGTGAAACTGATTTCAGTACTGCTATGGATGACCAAATGAATACAATAATTGGTCAAACGTCTAATATGGATCAGGCGTTTAATGATTTATGGATAACTATAGGTAATATACTACATGTCGAGGCTATAGTTAAAAAATCTTTATCCGCAATATCTTCTTTCATAAATGGTGTAACTGGAACACTTAAAATAGCTCAAATAGAGATAATTGCTTACAGTGAAGTATTTGCAGCATTAGCAACGGATAAACTTGATTTCTCTGATACTATCGGTAAAACGTTTATTGAAATATTGCGTGAAATGCAAAATGAATACGGTATACAGTCTGAAGCGCTTAGATTAGTTGATACTGCTCTGGGAGACTTTAATGTTACAACAGGCGAAGCAATTGATAAACAAAAAGAATTAAATAAAGAATTAAAAGACAACAATAATATTATTTCCATAGGTGGAAATGCTTATGATGATTTACATAATGAACTTATAGGGTTTACTACAGAATTAGAAGATACTAGATGGGCTTTAGATACCATTAATCAAATGTATGAAGATGGTATTATTTCTGTTTCTGAATATACTAAAGGTTTAGAAAAATATGGAGAAAAATTAAAAAGGCTAGAAGGTATTACAGATGAAACTACTCGTGAAATGGAATCAGATTGGGATAGATTAAATACTAATATACAATCTCAGTTTATTGATACATTTACGGATATGTTATTTGGAGCTAAAGTTAAGTTTTCAGATTTTGCTAAATCCATTGGAAAAATGTGGGTAAATACCTTTGCTAACCAAATGTTTTCACCCCAATCTATATTAGGCGGTAGTGGAACAGGTGGTTCAGCTTCTAGTTCCGGTTTTGGATTTGGTGATGTGCTATCCATAGGTGGAGATCTATTAAGCGGTGCAGGTATGTTTGGAGCATTTGGTACTGGTACTATTGGTGGTATGATTACTCCAACATTAAATTCTATGTTTGCTGGTTCTGGTTTAGGTAGTTTCGCTACTGGTTTAATGGGACCAACAGCCAGCGGAGCGTCATTAGGTGCTGGTACAGGCTTCTTAGGCGGTTTAGGGTCAGCTATGCCATATATTGGAATGGCAATAATGGCTGCCAATATGTTAGGTTTATTTGACGACCAAAATCAACCAACAAATGTTAGACTGGGCTTTGGTACAAATAGAGACTTTTTATCTGAGTTAGAACCATTTGGGTCAAGCAGAACTGACTTTGGTTTTGGTACTAAAACACCATTTGGACGTATATTTGGTGAAGTTGGGGATTTTGGTCACGAAGGTCAAGCTACTACAGAAGAAGCTAGACAAGCAGCCAAACAACTACAACAACAATTAGATATTTATGGAGCTTTAGACCAAGCATTAGTTGAAGCTTTAGATTTATCTGATCAACAAG